CCTTGTCCTTGATCGACTGCTGGAGTTCGCTCGCGGAGAGTCCGATGGACGCGAGCGCGTTGCCGGCGTCCTGCGTCGGGTCGAGAATCGACGACATCACGGCGCCAATCGACGTCGTCGCTTCCGCCGCGTCGACGCCGAGCCGGGTGAACGTCGCGATGTAGGCGCCGATCTCGTCGAACGAGACGCCGAGTTGCGCGCCGACGCCGACGACGCGGCCGATCACGCCGGCGAGTTCGTTCGCCTCGGCGCCGCCTTCGCGGACCGCGACGAACAGCTTGTCCATCGCGTCGGTCGCCGTCATGTTCGAGCCGGCGTAGGCGGTCATAATCGACGTCACGGCGCGCGCGACGTCCTTCGCTTCGCCCATGCCCATCGCCGCGCCTTGCGCCGCCTTCTTCGTGATGTCGAGCGCCTCGGCGCCACGGATGCCGGTCGAGGTGACGACGAGCATCGCCTTCGCGAGTTCGTTCGGACCGGTCGCGGTCTCCTTGCCGAGACCGAGCATCGCCTTCGAGAACTTCTGGACCTGGTCGGCCGCGACGCCGGAGAGCACTTCGACCTTCTTCATGTTCGACTCGTAGTCCGAGGCGAACTTCATCGCGGCGACCGCCGCGCCGCCGAGCGGCGCCGTGACGCCGAAGGTCAGGCCCATGCCGGCCGACTTCATCGAGGAGCCGACGGATTCGAGCGACTTGCCGAGCTTGGAGTTGATGGCCGACGACGCGCGCGCGACCTCGTCCGCCACGCCGCGCGTCGTCTTGCCGAACTGCTGGAGGGACTGCTCGACCTTCGCGACGACCGACGTCGCGAGGTCGCGCATGATGATCGCAGCTTCGACGGTTCCAGCGTCCACCGCGTTCCCCCTAGCGTTTCCGAGCGAGCCGTTCGCGCTCGCGCTCGCGCTTCGCTTCCGCGTCGGCGAGTTCGCGCATCCACGCGATGATCTCGTCGACGACCGGCGCCGGCGTGCTAAGCAGGTCCGCGTAGGACCACCGCATGAAGCGGCAGATCGCTAGCTCGTCGCGCCAACGGGCGCGGAGGTAGGGCGCTTCCGCTCTTCCTCCATCGCCTTGCGGTGCTTGTCGAGAACCGCGTCGATCTCGTCGAAGACGTCCGGCTGGAGCGTCTCGATGTAGTCACGCGTCGGCTTCGTCTGATTCCCCTTCGCGTCGACGAACGACCACGCCTCGACGTAGCACAGCATCCGGGCGAACTTCAGCGCGACGAAGTCCAGCTCGAACGTCTGCTTCCCCGGCTCGCCCTGCGTGAAGCCGGGAACGCCGGCGCCGGAGAGTCGCGCCTCTTCCGCCGCCGTCAGGAACTTCTTCACGTCGATCCAGTCGCCCTCCGCGAGGTCGTACCGGATCGTCTCTGGCTTCACGAACGGATTGCGTGGCATCTAGCCTCCCTTTGGTCCGAGACGCGGCTCGTTGAGAACGCTCTCCAGCCGCCCGTTGACGACCGACACCTCGTCGACCGTCCACTCCCACCGCAGCGCACCACGGTGGACCCAGATCACCAGAGGCGAGTACGCGAGCCACGCCGGACGTGACTCTGCGAGCGCGGCGCGCAGGATGTAGACACCGGGACCGGCCGGTTCGAGCGTCCACGACGCGAAGCGTGCGGCGTCCGCGTAGTTCAGGCGAACGCCGCCCTCCGTTCCGCTCGACGTACCGGTCACCGGGTCTCCTGGTTCCTACGCGACGGCCGAGAGGATCTTCCACGGACCCTTCGCGATGAAGGTGCCGCTGATCTCGTTCGCGCTGGTGACGGTGTTGTTGAGCGACAGCGAGAACCACGCCGTGCCGTAGGCGTAGCGCATCGTCGTCGCGCGCGTCCAGTAGAGGTACATCTTGACGCCGTCGGTCGACGCCTGCGCGCCGAACCACTTGGTCTCGTCGTCACGGACGAAGCCCGAGAGCGTGCCGGAGATGTCGGGGAGTCCCTGGACGTAGGTCTTGTTGGCGTCCCCGAAGCTGGTGACGTCGACCGTGTCGGTCGACATATCGAGCGTCCACTCGGTACAACCGAGCAGTTCGGTCGCGTCGCCCGTGCCGCTCGTGCTGATGTAGACGACGGCGTCCTTTGAGTGATACGGATTGCCCATGAGAGGCGAGTCCTTTCGTCAGTCGCCGCGTGACGACACGATCCTTGCGGGGGGATCGGAATCGTCCGCGCGTTTATACGACTGCGACGTCTCTCGCCCCGAGAGCGTCGCCGAGTGCGGCGGTCGACGCGGCCCGCGTCGAAGCTAACGTGTCCGAGGAGCCGCGACCTGCGGCCGCGCGCTCGAGGTCCGCGACGACCTCGCACGCGCGTTCCGTCCACGAGTGCCCGCGAACCGCCGCAGGCAGTGCCGCTGCGACTCGACGACGGCCAGTGTCGTCGGCCAGCCAGCGGCGAACCATCTCTTCCAACTCCGCGCCCGACTCGAAGGTCGGGACCAGATCACCGAACGTCTCCGCGATCTCCGCGCGGGGTTCGCTCAGGAAGAACGCGCCGGTCGCGGCGAGTTCGTAGGCGCGCGGACCGAGCGACTCCGAGCCGACGATCCGTGGCACCTTCCGACCGAACCCCATCGACGTCCGAAACAGGTTCAGGTTCACCTTCGCGCGGCGGTACATCTCAGCCGCGCGCTCGTTCCTGATGATGCCCCCGCGCACGAACTTCCGCAAGTGCGAACGCGGCCCGAGCAGCGGCCAAGCGCCGTAGAGTCCGAGGTCGATACCGTCCCACGACGCGGACCGGAACAGGTCGACGCGCTCCTGAAAGCCGGTGCCGATGAAGACGACGTCGTGCGCCGGCGCGTCCTCGTGCTGCCAGTCCGTCTCCGGCCGGTGCACCATCGGGTTGTAGGCGTGCCGGAGGTAGAACGTGTTGGGCTGCACCTCGCGGAGCGGCTCGACGGCGGTCCGCTCGTTCGTCCAGACGACGTCGGCGAGACCGGCCATCACGCGCTCCTTCGGGAAGTCGTAGGGCGACTCGGTCAGGAGCACGCCGGTCCGACAGCCGGCGCGCTTCAGGAGCACGAGCGCGTCCGGATGGAAGTACATGCCCGAGACGACGAGCGTCCAGTCCGGCTCATGCCGGAGCGCCCACGTCACGAGGAACGACGACGTCAGGTAGGCGACGTCGGCGGCGGTCGGCTTCGTCTTCGCCTTCTCCGCCTTCGCCTGGAGTTGGAGCGCGCGGCCGAAGACTTCGAGAAGCCGGCCGGAGCGGAACTCGATGACCTCGTGACCGGCTTGCCGGAGTCCGCCGACGAGTCCGTTGTAGACGTCGCGCGTCGACCAGTCGGCCGCAGGATCGGCGATCAGGATCTTCATCTACTCTCCGATGAGCGCCGGCGCGACCTTCTGCGCGAGCACGTAGGTGTCGCCTCGGTCGGCGTGGTTCTCGACGTAGACGTAGAGCGGCTGTTCGATCTCAAGGAGCCAGTTGGCAATCGCGGCGCCCTTGACGTTCCGGTAGAACTCGCCGGGGCGGAGCGGTCCGCCGTCGACCGCCGAGTGCGGCGCGCGCGGATCGGACGCGGCCGTCAGGACGAGCCAGCCGCCCGGTGCCAGCTGGCGCCACGCGTTCTCGACAATCTCGCGCGCCTTCGGCGTGTGTTCGAGCACCTCGCAGGAGACGACGCGATCCGGCGCCTCGGGCGCGAGATAGCTCGCGCCGTCCGCGACGACGTCGACGCCGTAGCCGCCGGCGATGTCGATGCCGACGTAGGTCCGACACCCCTTGAAGTGATGCCGGATCTCGCCGTTGATCGTCCGTGAGCCGATCTCCAGAACGCGCTCGCCGTGTCCGTGGATGAGGACGAACGCGCGGACCCAATCGTCGACAGCTTTGTGCATGGTGTCAGGGAAGAACCGAGAGCGCCTTCGTGACGTTGGCGCGGATCGTGAGAATCGGCCGGTCGTGCTCGTCGCGCTCCAGAATCGACGGCGGCGTGGCGGTGACGGAGAAGTAGCGCGTCCCACTGAGCGTCGTATTCGCGACCGCGACGAGCGCCCGGTAGATTCGCTCCGCGCGCTCGCGCGCCGCGAAGTAGGCGGCATCGCGCACGAGCACCTGCACGCGGGGCTGCTCCCACGCGACGGTGCCGAACGTCCGCTGCGGCGGCAGTCCGCCGTACTCGACGAGCGACGCGGCCGCAACCGGCGCGTCGGGCAGGTCGCCGAGAAAGAGATCGACGCCGACGGTGCCGCAGCCGGCGGTCTCCAGATAGGTCGCGATCTCGGTCAGCATCAGATCTTCGAGAGCGTCTTCAGCGCGATGCAGTCGAACACTAGCACGGGCCGGCCGGCGACGTCACGGCCGTCGAAGCGCGGCGTCGAGAGCACCTCGACGTCGAGGTAGAACGCGCCGGGAAGCGTCTGGTTGCCGACGCGCAGGAGCGCCTGGTAGACGCGCTCGATCTGCGTCCGCGCCGTCGCGTAGTCCGGCCCACGGACGGCGACGAGCACATGGGGCGACTCCCACGCGACGGGCGCGCCGAACGTCGCCTGCGGCTCGTCGCCGGTCTCCTCGTAGAGCGCCACGGCGAGCGCCGGCGTCGTCGGCAGGAGTCCGTAGAACAGGTTGGTCCCCGGCGTCAGGCCGAGCGTCTGCTGAAGATAGGCGCCAAGCTCCGGCAGGACGTAGGACCAGCAGGAGAGCCGGCCGGAGACGGTCGCGACGCCGGTCAGCGCCACGGCGAGCGGCGCGCCTTCGGTCGAGACGGTCGCCGCCGCCGTCGCAACGCCGCCGAGCGTTCCGGCCAGCGGAATCTCGGTCGTCAGCGCCCCGGAGACGGTCGCCGCGCCGTCGAGCGTTCCGGCGAGTCCGACCGCCGGCTTCGAGAGCGTCCCAAACAGGCTCGAATTGGCAGCGGCTTGACCGGAGAGCGACAACGACGTCGTGAGGGAGGCGGAGATACTCGCCTCGCCGGTCGTCGCTCCTACGAGCGGCAGCGCGGTCGTCAGGCTGGCGGTCGCCGACGCGCTCGCCGCCGCCGCGCCCGAGAGTCCGGTCGCCGTCAGCGTCGCCGCCGCCGAACCGGTCCCCGAGAGACTCCCGGCGAGCGGAATCGCCGTCGAGAGGCTGGCCGAGGCGGTCGCTGCGCCGGTCGCCGCGCCGCCGAGCGTCGTCAACCCCGGCGTTAGGCTCGCCGAGGCGGTCGCCGAACCGGTCACGGCGCCGGCGAGCGGGAGGGCGGTCGAGAGACTCCCGGCGAGTGTCGCTTCGCCGACACCCGCGCCGGCGAGCGGCAGCGCCGTCGAGAGGCTCGCCGAGGCGTTGGCCGCGCCGGAGACGGTCGCCGCGAGCGGGAGCGCCGACGTCAAGGCGCCGGAGATCGTCGCGGCGCCGGAGACG